CCTATAAAATTATTAGCTGTAGCTGTTAACGTAATATCTTCGGTTTGTTGTTGGCTTGTTAACCCACTTACAACTACACTTCTTCCTACGTCACATGTTTTGTCAGCTGTGGGTGTTAATCCATCTACAGTACAAAATGTAGAATCAGCACTACATTCAGTACATGCATCTTCGTCTGAAGTTGTTGTTGTTGTAATTGGTGTTGATCCTCCTACAGACACCGTCAAACCATTAATTAATTCTAATTTACTTCTGCCAGTACTAAAATCTGTTTCTATTTCATTTATAGTATAGTTCTTGTCGCTTATTGCTATTGTGTCAGCAAGAATAAACTCTTGTAACATTTTTAAAGGTAAATAAGCATAAACAGTAGTTAATCTTCTGTTTTCTTGAAACACTTGAGAAATGTAGTTTTGATAGTATTGTGCAAACAATGTCTTATCAAATGCATTTGTGTTAGTGTATTCGTTTATTTCGTTTCTGTAATTATTTGATACATCACTTACGGTGCTGTCTATGTCTACACTGTTAGAAGGAATAAAATAACTTGTTATATCGTCATATGTGCCTGCATCTTCTGTTTCTAGGAATCTTATTGATGTTGCTGATGTTTGATTATAAGTATAAAACAATAAAGGCTTACCAAAGTAAGCTTCGTTGTTATCATCTACAAACCATCCAACTTGTGCTTCTATAGGTGTACTTCCATTATATAACCTTTCATACTTCATGTGCTCAAAAGGAGCTATTACTGAATATATTTCTGGATTTGCATCATAGTAATCATCACCTGAATAACTCTCTGTTCCCCAAGAGGTGTTGTTTATTTGTTCGTGTTGCTTTGCTAATTTTGTATCTAATCCTTCATATCTAAATTCTACTTCTTTATAAGGCAAAGCTACATCAACTGTGCTTTTTGTAGTATCTACATCGTTTGTAATATCCCAGACTGTATCAGAATCAGAATAATATTCATTTAATGTTTTAATTACTATAGTTCCGTTTTCGGTGTAAGCTGTTAAATTAAACAACTGAAACAGTCCAGTTAAAAAGTCTATTACTTTCATCTCTGGCATTTGCTCACTTATAATAAACGTTCTGGTGTTATTAAAAGCAAATGTACTTGTTAAAGGATATTGTGCTGCACTATCTGGATAATAAGTAGGATCTAAATCCCATTGTGTGTTTGTAGATAAAGTAAATGATGTTTCAGCAGAATTTATAAATACAGTGTATGTTCCGTTTGTTAAATAACCATTTAATGTTATTGAAGTTCCGCTTATCTCTCTTTGGTCAAATGAACCTCCATCTTTTTTTATTATAACTGTACCATCTATACTTGTTGTTGATTCTATTGTTAAAGAGTATTGTATAGAACCTGATGTTACATTCTGCACAACTAATCTATCTACATAACTTGATACTTCAGGAATTTCTTGATTGTAATCTATAGTAAATCCTGTTACTTGTTTTGTTACTGCTGCTTCTTCAAATGCCTTACCTTTCTTTCTTTGTAGCCATAAATACAAACCATAATATGCGTTATTAGTTGTGTTAAAGAAATCATTACTAAAGGTTAATCCATATTTGTCTTCTATAGCTCTTATTATTGCATCTGCTCTAATAGCATATTTTAACTCTTCGTAATAAACACCTTGATGATTTGTGCTAGATGGATATAAGTTTCCTCCTAACGGATCTGGGTACACTGCTGTGGTAGAAGCTTCATAGTAGAGTCTTGTAGTGTGTGATATTAATGGTGCTATTATACCTTGAGGATAGATAATAGTTGATGCGTCTGATTTGGTATATGTTTTTGTTAGACCTGATTGTAGTGCTGTTTTTACTTCAGCTGGTGTATAAGTAGAGTCAAAAGCAGTTAAATCTAAAGAACTTAAATCATCATCTCCTAGTAAATCATTTAAATCTATTGTGTTTCCAAAGAACGTTATTCTATAAGTGTTAGGTGAACCATCTTCTAAATCAACACCATCTAGCTTTATCTTTCCTATTTTAAATGGTCTTGAATTAAGCTCTATTGTAGATGTCTTTTTTATTCTTGCGTCAAATCCTCCATCAATAGAATAGTTATAATAATGTTCAAATATTTTATTATTATTTTTAGAAGCAGGCACATTAAAGGTTCTAGTAAACTCTACAAAAATTTTAGATATATCTTTAACGTTCTGAATAGACTGTATAATATTTACAGACTCGTCACTAAATAAATCAACTCTATTTCCTTCTATGTATAATTGTAGTGTTACTTTCATTACCTAACGTTATCAATATGGTCATGTGCGTGAATTACTTCTAATGTGTAATTTATTAATTTATCGTTTGCTTTTGTTTTCAGAGTTAATGAATTAGTTACAATATCTATTGGGTGAATTTCTGATCCCATGTGCATCCAAACTTGTTCTGACAACATTAATTGTTTCATTGATTCATTCATTCCTTCATCTATATATCCTGTGTTTAAAGTCATTGTTTCTCTTGCTTGTTTCTTTAAAGTTCTGTATTGATGTGAGGTTTTTGAATATGTACCACTTGAACTAATGTTGCTGTTTCTATATTGTTGTGATGTAGTTCTTACTGACTCTACACTTTTCTTGTCGAAATAAACATCTTGTAAAGCTCCGTATTTGTTTACAAATGTTACTTGCATTGGTGTGTATCTTGAACAGTCTGTTCTTTTAATAGTTATTGTTACAGGTGGTGATCCCACTGCTAAAGAAGTTGTAGAACCTGTAAATGAATTATAAATTATTGAACCTGATGATAACACTGGAATAAACCCTCCTTCTCCTTCAGGTACATATATTGTTGTATTGTCTTGCATTAAACAAGATCCTGTACCACAGAAGTCTTTATCTGAAGAGGTGTTATAGTAATCCCAATAGCCATCAAAACCATTATGAGTAAATGTTACTGGTGTTCCTGTAGTTCCTCCTGTTGCGNTAGTTGATTGATACCATGTAATCTCTCCCGCTATTGTAACTTTTTGATTTTGATAAGAACCTGCGTAAGTAATATCTAGATAGTCTCTTGCTAGTTCTGCTATTTCAAATGTTACTGATGTTGTTGGTGTGTCTTTTATAATTGTATACCTTAATGTTCCATCAATCTCTAATTCTAGTTTTGCTGATTGTGCACCACTTTGTGTTTGATTAATATAAAAAGGACTTCTTAATAATATATTTGCCATGTTCTATTGTTTTATTGTAAAATCTATAAATTCTTCTACGTCTAATCCGTATGCTTCTAGTAATTCTTCTGGTAATCTTTTAAATCCTTTCTCAAAAGGTTTAGTAAAAAACAAGCTTGCTTTAATTCCTTTATTCCATATTGATCTAGAAATAACATAAGCTGTAGATTCATAACTTGTAAACTTTCCTTTAGCATCTCTAAATTGAAATCTTCTTGCTTCTACCCATTTCTTAATACCTCCAGACAATCCACCTTTCTTTCCTGATCCTGTTCCAAACTTAAATGGACTATTAGTACTTTCTGGATATGTGCTTGTTGCTCCTTTCACTCCCTCGTCTTGGAACTTACCATAATCTTCCATCTCAAACTTTAAACTAAATGAATTAGGCATAACATCTATTATACCTTTAAGAGAATTATACAGCTGTTTAGATACGTTCTTATTCTTTTTAGTTAGGTTAGCTCTAGACTGACTAATTACATAATCCTTAAATGCTTCTAATGCTTTTCTTGTGTTCTCTTTTTCTAACATATAGTCATGTCGTTTTGTATCTGTACATCAAATGTTGCTACCCATCCTGCTAACTTGTTTTCAAATCTATCTACAAATGGTTCACATGCTACATCTGCATCTACTTGATATTTTTCTGTATATAAATCTCCTCTTTGTAGTAATGCCATTAATCTGTCTAACACTCCTAGTTGTGTGTTTAATACATCTTGCTCATTGTCATTACCTAAAAATAAATCTGTTGTTTCTTCTTTGCTTACATCTACTATATCCATACACATAACAGAAATATTAAATGTAAGTACTTTAGTGTTTATTGTACATTGATTAACCATTACGTGAGATAAAGGAAATATAGTCTGCTTGTTTAAATCTACATTATCAAAGCTTCCATATGATACATTGTTTACAAATGGTTCTGCTTCTAGTGTTTCTTTTATTTTGTTTGTTAAATCGTAAAATCCTGTCATCTTGTTTTCTGTTTGATTAAATTTCTTTCTGTTTGTAATTTGTCTTGCTCATATGCTAAATAAAATAAAGCTGAATGTACATTTAATTCACTGACAGATTCAATTTTGGTTGCATCTGATCCAGCCAGTCTATATAGCGAGTTATACCATCCCCACTTCCTAGTAAATCCTCCCTCTGTTGAATAGTCATCCCCTGGATCACCTCTTGATTCAAAGAGTTCAGGATAGTTTTCAGTAATTCGTTCTTTAAATTGTAAAAAAAAAGTATAGAACCCATAACTATATCAAGTGGCATCTGTTTATATTTTTCAGATTCTTCTGATCCTTTATAGTCTTCTACCAGGTATTTATTTTTTAATGTGTCTTTTATTGGTCTGTATAATACTGCCATAGCTTTGTGCATGTTGCTCCAATCTCCTAGTGTAGTATCAAGGTCTATATATTCACCTAATGTTATTTTATCTAAATCTGGAACAAAGCCATAAGCAACACCTTCCATTGTAAAAGTAGGTACAAGTTTAGCATCTTTATTAAACATATCATTTATAATTCTTACAACTTCCATTACACTATTAAACTCTACTTTAATTACATTCTGTAAATTTAGATTACAAAATATTTCTACTGTCTTATGTAACAAGAAATTGGAGTTCTGATTAGCATCTGTGTTTATCTTGTTGTACTTCTGGTATTGTTCTAAACTAATCTCTCTTAAAGATTCTGGTACTTGTATCTTAACTTTCATATTATTACAATAGTTATTTGGGTTTTTTGTATAAAAAAAGGGAACCATCTCTGATTCCCCAAAACTAACTAACATGAAAAGTTTAATTATGTACTATTGTCTCTCTTTATCTGTTGCTGTCTTTGTAGTGCATTAAGAGCTCTATCATATGCCCACTCATATACCTCTGCTATCTTTTGTTCTAACTGTTGAGTTCCTTGTGAGAACACCTCTGATCCTTTTTTAATTTGTCCTTTATAATCTAGAACAAGTATTACTGGTGGTTTCTTACCTGGTCTTGTTGGTTCTCGATAAACTCTTATATCGTTTTTAATACACCATTTGAAGATCTTCATCTCCTTCTCGTATTGCTCTTTCGTTTTCAGCTTTAGCGATTTCGCTTTCGATTTCTTCAACTACCTTTAAAAGTTTTTTAGTTATTCTTATTGATGATCCTTGTGTTAAACCTCCATGATGAAACAGCTCACGATTGATTAATAGTAATTTGTTTCTAGCTTCCTCTAATGACATAAAATAAAAAATTAATTGTAAAAATCATTATTACAGTCCAGATACCTAAACCCCAAAAGAAGTTTTTAAGTATTATCCTCTGTAGTTTTTTATCTACAGGCATATTAATGTCTTGTTGTGTTGCTTTGTATATTGTTTTCACCATTTTGATTTATTTAATATTTCCCTTGCTTTTAAGCATCCTTCATCTGATTTTTCTGATATATAATTTTTAAGTATATCATATTCCAATCTTATTGTTTTAATATTAGAATGTATTTGGTTTAAATCTTTTAATGTTTTTGATAGTCTAGAATTAATGTCTATATTATCTTTTGTTAATAGATCAACTTTTTCTTTTAATATACTCATTATGGTAGGTAATAAGTTAGTGTTCCTATAATTCCTAAAAAACTAAATACTACAAAGTAGATAATAAAAGCCCATTTAATCATTTCTTTTTTATTCATTTTTTTAGTTTTTGTTTTCTTTATTGATTTGGTATATTTCATATTGGTCTATCGCAAAATGATAAACTGCGATAATAAAAGCAATAATTCCAAATATCGTAAAAAATATTAATAAGCATTCCATTTATTTGTTTTTAAAAAGATGCTGCCCATTCACATTAGACTTACTAAATTCCTCACTAGGATAATAATCCATGATTGATATCGGTTTTAGTGTTTTTATGTTACTATGGGTTATCAGCATCTGTATTGTTATTATATGTTAACGATTTCTAATTATAATTCTTTATATTCTACTAAATCTTTTTTATAAATTTCTTTTATTTGATTTATATTTTTACAAGTAATTATTTTAGTTAAAATTCCATTATTACTTTTATAGTAATCACTATTTTTATTACTTAATCTATTTTTTAATTTAATTTCAAAACTTTTCATTATATTTATAATTAGTTATGAAGCTAATATAGGTGTTTTTAACAAACTATCAACATTAATTATAAATTTTAACATTTCTTTAACATTTACCAAATGTGGTATTCTCCTTTATTAGGATCTTGTAATTGTGAGGTTAATGCATATCTAGCTGCATCAATACTATGGTCTCCAGACATAGGGTTAGGCTTTTGTAGTGTGTTACCTTGCTTGTCTTTCATCCAGACATAACCCTGAAGCTCTTTAATTAAGTTCTTTGATCTTTGTGTAACAAATATACTGTTTTGGTTTATTAGGTTTATACCATACACTATACTGTCTCTTCCTTTTGTAACTGGAAAGACTTGATGACCATATGTGTTTAACTCTGCTATTGATTTAGGCTCTGCACTATCTGCCCATAAGCTTCCTAGTATCTGATTGTTTTTTAAGTATTGGCTTATATGTGAGTTTAACATTCCCTTTCTATAGAGTACTTCATCAAATATATATGCATCATCTAGTTTGTATAGTGCTACTAATGCTGCTTCGTCTACCGAATAACCAAAGTCTAATCCATGACATAATAACCTAGCATGAGGTGGTATTACATCTATTTGTTTCCAATCAGGAATACAAGCTCCTTCAAGTGTTCCTATCTCACCTAGTCCATACACTCGCCACCAGTTAGCCCAATAAGAGCTTTTAGATGCCTTTAGACGAGCTTTCTCTATTTCTTTGATAATACTATTAGGAAGTTCATTATTGTCCTTGTAAGTTAATGTAATGAAGTTTGTGTCTTCTGTATTGATTAATTCTTTATCTACCCAGAACAAATTAGTAGGGTTATAATCTAACCACACCTCCCCAGAAGTTCTTATAGATAATTGCTGGTAAGCTTCAAAGCTAACATTGTTACACTCATTAATAAATAGATCTGTTCTTCTAGAACCTCTTAACTTGTCTGGTTGATCTGTAGAAAAGAATTCTATATAACTTCCATTAGAGAATGTGTACTTTAAATTTGTTTTATTGTATTTGTCTTCGTAGTATCTATTTAATCCTTTTAAGATATTCAGGAAGTCTTTTAATGCTCCTCTTCTTAAATGAGGTACTGATTCTGATACTACACTTATCTCGCTTCCTGCATTTCGTATTGCTTGGTCTATTAATATAGATAGTATACAAATAGTTTTACCAGCTGAAGTTCCACCTCTTACAATCTTAACTCTTTTGTTTAGTTTAAGAAGTTTGTCAAACGCTGTTGTTTTTTTAACTCTCATTAATCAATGAACAGAGGTGTGTCTTCGTTTATATGTATGTCTTTTGTTTCTCTTGGTTTACCTGCGTAGTAATTATAAAACAACTGAACGTATTTAAAGTCTCCTTTTTCTACTCCAGCTTTTAAAGCTTGGTATGCAGCATCTTCTAATGGAGTTAGTTTCTCTATTAGATTAAGCTCATCTGCTTTTGCTTTTCTACCTGCTCCTTGTCTTTTTCCTCCGTGTGCCATAACTTGAATTAACTTGATTAATCAATAATACAATAAAAAATGTTATTATTTGTTAATTCCACATGATGTAGTTATTAAATAAATAACTTCACTTACACACTCTTCGTTGTCTGCATAGGTGTTACATTTTTTAACAGCATACGCTTCAATTGTTTTTAAGTCACAATTAAATTCTGGTTTACTACAGTTTGTTAAAGCTAACAATAACAAAACACAAAGTGCTCTCATAGTCTAGATCATTTGTTAATTTCTTTTACGCGTTCCTGTAATATTTCATATTGTTTCTTTAGATCCAAGTAGTTTTCAAATAGTCTCTCTAAATTGTATTCTAGTTTTTTATCTACCTTTTCGTATCCAAGATAATCACTAAACTTTTGTTTTACTTTAGTATACACGTTTAATAATCCTTCATCTTGCTTTGTCCACCAATCAAAAGAATTACACGCATGTAAAACTGTTGCATGATTCTTGTTTACAGACTTACCTATTTTAGAATAAGTCATGTTAGTGTATTTACGTAGTAGTTTATAATACATGGCTCTTGCCTCTGTAAAATCTCTTTCTCTACAATTTAAGGTTTTTTCATTATCTAGATCAATACTAGTCTCTACCTTTATTATATTTTTTAATTCTGATGTTATCATATTTATAGTATTTGTTTTCGTTTAGCGCTTTTAATATTCCAGCACATGCTTCATAATTCTCTAAATTTTCATAAAGCTTTATAGCATTTTCTAGTTCATTTACACCTGAACCAGCAGCTAAATCCATTAAGGCCATTAGATAATACTTTTCAATTTCTTCATTCATTACGCAAGCGTATCACGTATAACGTATTCGTTTAACTCTTCTTCTTTATTTATAAAATATCTTTCAAATATTCTAATGCCATATTCTAGTTTTTGTTTTCCTGACTCATAAAATGATTCTTCACAGTCGTATATTCCTAAATCTCCTGAACCTTTATCTATCACAAAGAAATAAAAATTTTTGTAATCTACTTTAAATAAATTACAATAAATATAAAATTGTACATCATATGAGTATTTTTTAGCTGAATATTTAAACGCTTTAAGATCTGAAGTTGTTTTTAAATCAGCAACAAAATCTTTACCTAATATATCCGCTTTGGCTCTAAAAGGATAACCATGTAATATGTCAAAAGCTGGTTTTTCAAATTCTGCTTTTCTAGTTAAGTCTTGCCATAGATCGTTTTGTTGAAGTGAGTCTACTACATACATAGCTTTATCATATTCTTTTCTTGTAAACACAAAATCCCCTGATCCTATTTCTTTAACTTTATCTTTAAATTTTTTAGTGACAGCTGATTGCACTTCTACTACGTGACACAGTGTGTTTAGTTTTTCTGGTTCTAGTGCCGCTAAATGTATGAGTCTACCCGTTTTAAAAGCGGGACTATCTGATTTATAATTTAAACTTCTTGCGTAGCTTTTAGGTGAATCAATTAGATTTTTTATAGAACTTGAACTTAAAGCGTATTTACCTAGCTCCCCATAATAAAAGCTATCGTCGTACATTTTATCTAAAAGTTTATCCTTGTCCCATATCTGCCCATTTAATAGTTTTATTTGCTCAGCTCTTTTCTTTTTTGCATGTATGCTTTTCATTTCATTAACCGGTATAAAACAAGTGCTATCTGAATTAAACGAAGGAGTTACGTTTGTAAATAAAGCTTCAATTTCGTGTGGTTCTTGAAATTTAAAAACTTCTTTATTTATTTTTATTTGCACTCCGCTTTCTGCCCAATTTAAAAAATTAATCTTTGGAGTCATAAATGTAATATGTTTCCAATTTGGATTTTTATTTACTGTTTTCATCTTTTACAAATGTGTTATTTATTATTTTTCCTTTTCTATTTTTTATTTCATTATATGCAGACTCTACACATTCTGGTATGGTTAAATCATAAAAATAACTTAAATTAGTTAATACTACTATCATGTCCCCCACCGCATCTTTAACTTCTTCTTTATTGTTTTTTAATATCGCTTCAGCTAATTCTCCTTGTTCTTCAACTAATTTTATTAATTGTGTTTTTGGATCTCCACTGTCTAATATTCCACGGACTTTTGCCCACTTAAGTATTTTATTATAAATCATAGTACAACTTCTGGCTTTAAATGTTCTGAATAACAGTAATTCATTAAGCTAAATTCAGCTGCGTTAAAATTTGTAAAGGTTGAAACGCTATGTAATATAGGCAAAGCAAATTGATTATTATTTAAATATTGTTTTATTAAAGGTTTATGTTCTGTATATATATGTGCACTCGCTGCATTAATAATTACTTTTCCTGCTTTCATTTTTAATTCATGTGCAATTGAGCTGCATATAATAGAATACATTCCCATATCGTAAGGAAGCCCCACAAACATATCAAGACTTCTCATGGTCACTATTATATTAACTCTGTTAGTTATTAATACTTGAAATGAATAATGGCATGGGGGTAACGCCATAAGTTTAATTTCATTTGGGTTCCAATATGTAACCACGTGTCTTCTACTGTATAAATTTTTTTTAATATTTAGCACAAGATTTTTTATTTGGTTTTTGCCATGAAAATCTATTAATTGCTTTCCATATACTGGACCTAGCTCTCCATTTTCATCTGCCCATTTATTCCAAATATTTACTTTTTTATTATTTAACCAATTAACATTCGTCCTACCCTCAAGCATCCATTGAGTTTCTATTGCCATTGTTTTAGCAAAAACTCTTCGACTAGTAATAATTGGAAAGCCCTCTTCAAGATTTGCTGAAATCTGCTTACCTAATATTTGTGATGTAGTTCCATTGCGCCCTGTTATATTTTCTCCGTGGTAAGTTACATCATGTAAATGTCTTTTATATGCTGTCTCAAAGTTTTCCATCTTCCTCTAATGTGTTTAGTGAAGCAATATAAGCTACCGCGTCTAATAAATTATCTTCTTTGTGACTGTATGCTTCTCTTGCAAATTTCATAGCAACCATAACCATATGCACATCTTTACTTGTAATTGTTTTTTGAGTCATTAATGAGGCAAGGTCTGCACATCTTTGCATGCTTTCTTGCATTGGGCCATACATTCTTTGTTTTTCTTCTCCTCTTGCATTTATTATCTCGTCTGCCTTTTTTAATATATTCATATTGTAATTGTTTATATAAAGTTAACAATTATAATCCTAACTCTTTACCTTTTTTATGTTTTTTTACAAATTTATTTGCTTCTTCAAGTTCTGTTTCTACTCTTCTTGCTCTTTGTAAAGCTCTTATCTTATCTGATCTATAAGACTGTATAGTTTTTTCATATGTTCTTCTCTCGTATTCAAGATGTGCTACATATATTCCTATCTCTGCTAAAGATTCTTTACAAAGCTTTATGTCTTTGTTTTCAGAGTTCTTACCCCATTGGATTAATTTGTTTCCTAAAGTCTCGTAGTTTGTAATATATTCTAGTTCTTTTATTAACTCCATTTTATTTGTACTCATTGTAAATTGCTTCTAGTTTATTATACACTTGTCCAACAAAGCAAGGACTACAGTTAGTAAGTTGTTTTTTTTCTTTAAAAACTCTATTGTATATTTCTAACATTCTTGGTGCGTATTTTGTTATATCGTTCTTTTTTTCTATGAATATATCTTGAAGATACAAAAATTCCTGTTCTGTAAAAAGCCCTGGCATCCTATAAGGAAATAACTCATTTAGTTTCTTTTTTCTTTTATCGCATCCACAGTCTGCATCTAGTGCTTCAGCTACAGTATCTACTACTTTTTTTATTCCTGTTGCTTTAGTTATTTTTTCGATTGTATCGCCAAAACCTTTAGCAGCAACTTTTTGTTGATATTCAAAATTGGCTTTAAATTTATTGTAATCGTTCATAATCTTCGTTTTTGTAATCTTCGTAATCTTCTTTTAATTTATCTTTAATTATATTTTTAGCGTTCTTCAATGTATTAAATATACTTACCCAACTTATTTTAGTCTCTCCTGCAATTTTTCTAATACTCATGTTTGTGTCTCTGTATAATGTAAAAAGCTTTTTGTCATACCAATGCCAATTATTTATTTCATCATCTATTTTTTCACATATTAAATTATAAGCATCATGTTCTCTTAAATCAGTGTTGTCTTCTAACTGAAGTAATCCATCATCAATAGAAACTTTCCTAACTTTATACTTTGCATTGTAATATAAGTAGTAAGTAGTACGTAAAGTAAAATACATATAACCCCTACGAATAACACCATTTTCAATAACTTTTTCTGGTTTAGCATATTTATATAATATTAAATAACTTTCCTGTACAATGTCTTCAGCATAATCGTATTCACCAAAGCCATTTACTATTCTAATCCATTCTTTATGTTGCTTCGCTACTAATCCAAGCCAGTCTGCTGTTCCCATTTCACTGTAACATTTATAAATCCTATTAAACACTGTAAGGTGTATTCATCAAATCCGTCATCATATTGTTCTTTGTGAAATAGTGCTCCGATCATAAAACCTTTTATTAATGCAATATAAATATCAGCATTATTAAATTGTCCTATCATCAGAAAAAAAGTTGTTATTATTAGTAATATTATTAGTATTGTCAAAATAGTAATTGTTTTTTTTGTTTATCTAAAAGGTCTTTATCCATAAATGTAAAACCTATATTATTTTTTTCCATTCTTAATTTAATTGGTTCATCAAAAGGTGTACATCTTCCTCCTGTTTCCATTTCCTTTATTTTTAAAACAAATAGATTTGAGTATATCCAATCAGTAGGATGAGATGTGTAACGGTGAATGCATATCAGATCATCACAACGGTTTCCCCATTTTCCTCCTCCTTCAACGCTTGCCATACTTAAAGGCATAGCTAGTCCTTCATACTCGTGTCCTTTAGGATGTGATCTACGTAATGCTTCTGTTACTCCATGAGCATTTAAATATAATGTAATGTTATTTTTTTTAGCAAACAATCTAAATTCTGTACTAACTTGATAGTCGTATTCGTGACCTCCTACTTCTTTATATAATTGTTTGTCTTTTACTAAAGAGTTATATGGATCTATAAGTATTGCGTCATAATCCCAAGCATCTTTAATTGCTTTTGCTTCTTCTAGTAATTGCTTATATGTGTAGAGCTCTTCAACATCTATTATTTTAAAATATTGATCAGACCATTCTAATGCGTCTTTTATCTCTGCATCCTCTGCCTTTGTGATAGGCTTACGCATTTTAAACTCTACTATTTTTCTTTGAATTGATTGAGGTGTATTTTCTGAAGACCAAATTAGAAACCTCTTTTTGTGTTTAAGAGCCCATATGACGAATAAATACATTATAACAGTTGTTTTACCAACATTAGCATGACCAATTAATAAATTAAAATTGCCTTGCTTGTAACGTAAGTACTCGTCTATATCTGGTACTCCTATTTTTAAACCCTCCTTTACTCTTCCGTGTTTTATATCTAATAACTTTTTAAATATATTAGAAGAGCTAACTATCATTAGAACGGAAGGTTGTCGTTTACATCTGGCATTTGTGCGTTTGATGTTGTTTCAGCTACAGCACTTATTACTTTCCATCCAGTAACGTTTATATAATACTTGCCTTTATATTCGTTTGATCTTAAATTGATACCTAAATTAATTGTCTGACCAACTTTTAAGTCATTTACCAAATCTATTTTATCATTTAAAAATTCGACTGGTATTGTTTGAGGAAATTTACTTTGTGTTTCTACTAATACAGTTTTTTTCTTTAACTGTTTAATAGTTTCTAAATCTCCTATTGATTTAATTGTACCTAATAATTCCATTATTATTTTTTTATATTATCTAAATTATATAACATTTTATAGTCCTCTGTTGTCGGTAACAGATTTTTCTCGAAGTAAAGATACTTTCCTATTAAACTAATGTCTCCTAGTATTTGTTGTTTCTCTATATCGGTAGCCTTTCTCCATATAGGATTAAGTGCTATTTCAGTAGCTCTATCTACAGCTCCTTGTTTACTTATAGAATCTTGTGTTGTATTAATTCTATTTAGTTTATTGTTGTTCTGTGTCATTAAAAAAGTTGTTTATTATTAATTGTTTATCTTCTTTACTTAAATATTTAGATTGTATTATTTCAAATAAAGTAGTTCTTAATTTATCTATTTCTTCTTGCTTTTGTTTTAGCAAATTAATATAATGTATTTCAATCATTTCATAAAGTTAAACAAAATAATTTAATATTATAATAAATTGTTAATAAAATTAACTCAAAAAAAAAGAGGGAAAATTAATCCCCTCCTTTAAACAAAGAACAATAAAAACTAGAAATAAATTTAAGTACTAAAAGAAAATTCTTTTATTCTTTCATTATAATCGTCTATCATTTCAGTTATTTCTATATCTGTAAATTTAGCAATTAACCTGCTTTTATCATATAATTCTTTTGACAAGTTATCACCTATATATAAACTAAATTTATACTGTTCGCCATATCGAAATACATTGCAAGCTACACATTGAGCATGTACATTCTCTTCATCCCACCTTGTAGAGTAATGTTTTCTAGATATAAAGTGTCCTGCTTGTATTTTAGTCCAATGATGGACTTCTCCACATGTAGCACATCTACAATATCCTTCTGGATCAGAGTCTCGTAATCTTATGTATTTAGAAAATACAGCATCTAGTTTTTTTATTAAGTTCTTTCGTTTAGGTTTTCTTGGCATAATTATTAATCCATACTTGTTATAAGATGTTTACCTGTTTCAGGATCTATGTCTTGTATTTTTTTATAGATATATTTAGAATTAGCTTTTACTTCGTTCTTTTCTGTTTTTTTAGAGTCTAGACCAAGATTAGTATATTGTATTGCATCTAGTTTTAATAGTTCATCTGTTCTGTCTCTTACAGTTAAATTAAAATCATTTATTATTTTGTCAGCTAATCTTCTTATATCATCCATATTTAAATATTAATTTATTAATTTATTAAAAAATTGTTATACATTATTTACCACTAACCCACCAAAGTTATAGACTTTTTTTAAAAAAGTAAATAGGTAGGTTAATTTTCTTTTCAACTGTAAATGTTAACAATCTATTCTCTTGCTTTGGTAAATATAGGACTAACTATACTTTAACGTTCCTTTTCTCGAGCTCATTAACAATTAAATGTTTTTTTCTGCTATATGAAGAACTACTATGCATTGTCTTTAATTCTTCTGTTTTAAAACTACAAGGTGGATAATGTTGCCAAGTGTATTGTTTTCCAATTATCTTGCCTTTTGAATCTCTTTTGTATTCCTTTGTAGATGGTTTTAATTTTACTGACATATTAGTTAGACTTGTCTTTTAGTTTCTCAAAAGTTCTCATTCCTCCTAGTCCTAACATACCTATTAATACTGTCATTAAATGTTCCATCTGTAGAGCTGGAGGTACTTGTTCAGGTCCAATAAACCATATTAGTAAATCTCTTAATACAAAGTTGTATGCTAAAGCTACACCACAAACCCATCCAATAAAAGGTCTCCATCCAGCTACAAAGATTGTTCTGTGCTGTGCTTCTACTTTGTTGATCTCTCCTTGCAGTTCAATTAGCTTCTGTGGGTCTATTTCTTTTCCCTTTATAAGTTCTCTTATTTCTAGTCCTAAACCAGAACCACCATTACCTCTTAATCCTAATAAAGCTTTTAATATCTTAATCATATGTCCATATTACTTTTTGTATTTTATTAGGATCTGCATCTACATGTATAAATGTGTTTGCTATTCCTATCCTATAGAATCCAGCTTTGATAAGTGCTGATAGTATTTCGTATCTTGCTGTACTGGATGTTGCATGTATATCGGCAGCGAATCCATGTAAATGTGATGAATTCTCCGATCCTCCCACTTTTGCATTATGTTCTGTAGTTCTGAATCCTGAATTAATCCTGAATGGTATCCCTGCAATTTGACGTGCATAGTTGAGCATGCGTAAAAAGGTTGGATCCATATTATAACCACTATCAGGAAAGTCAGGCGAGTCAAATTCACTATATCTAAAATATGATTTCATTAGACATAAATTACATTTTTATTTTACCAAGCCATCTATTCCAGCCTTTAGCGACTGCAATATTAAATTTTTCTAATTTAATTGCTATGTATCTTAATATTCTTACCATAATTTATTTTTTATCGAATTTATCTAAAAGTTGTATGATCTTAATTACTGTATAAACCAACGTTGCTACTATTAATAATGCTTGTAATACTTCATTTAATTGTGTCATAGATATTATATAAACTATTATTCCTATTATTGTTGGTTTAAAGCTAATGTAAGTCATATCATTATTCTATTGTAAGTTCAACTACTTTCCAAGTAAGATTATCTTCATCCCACTCGTATATTTTTTCAGGTGATGCATCTTCAGGATAAGGTACGGGTGCTTCCCATTTATAATCTTCATTTAATGACCAACTTGCAAATGGTTGTGGTGCATAAAAAGCATCGTTTTCACTATCCCAAGTATAACCTATTCCTGCATAATTATATCTCATATTTCCATTATAAGATGTTTGTACCCAATCTCTATGACCATATAATGATTCACAAAAATCTATACCTTTAGCTTCAGATTCATTGTCATTTGTATCTAATAATATTTCATTGTTTATTACAATTACTTGAATTACTATATTGTTTTCATCTATTTGTGCAAAATGTGCCATTTTAATTTGTTTTAATTATTAACTATGGGTATAACTACCACTACCTGTAAATTTTATTATTGTATCAAGTCCATCTGTTGAAATCGATTGAGCACCACTTGTTGTTCCTGAATATAAAGATGTTAGCAATCTTAATATTACTATTCCTGAACCACCTGCTCCTGACGTATAACTTTGTGCATCTCCTGTTGCTCCACCTCCGCTTCCTGTACTTGCCGTACCATCTGTACCACTTCCGTTGTAAGCACCCCCAGTACCTCCACCGCCTGTACCACCTGTACCTCCAGGTCCTGA